TGGACGTTGGGTTGTTCTTGACCCAGTGTTTGTAGAGATGCTCAAAGACGAAGATTCACGCATGTTGAATGGCGACTTTGGCGGCTCAGGCTTGCAGAACGGTCTGGTGTTGAATAACATTCACGGCTTCCGTGTTTATGTGTCCAATGCTTTGCCTGCTGCTGGTACAGGTGCTGGTACTTCTGGTACAACTGCACAGTCCACTAACTACGGTGTTGTGGTAGCTGGTCAGGACGATGCTGTTGCTTCTGCTGAGCAGATCAACAAAGTTGAGAACTACCGTGACCCAGACAGCTTTGCTGACATTGTACGTGGTATGCATCTCTATGGGCGCAAGATTCTCCGCCCCGAGGCACTTATCACAGCACGTTACAACGCTGCTTAATCACACTTAGTCTGTCGGGCTGGTCTCTTAGGAGGCTGGCCCTTCAGCTTACTTAACGGTAGGATAACTCTATGGCTACTTACGTATCGCTAGTTAATGAATTACTAAGGCGCATGAATGAAGTCACACTTGATGTTACAGGTGATGGCTTTGATGCTGTGCGTAATGTTCAAGCTCTAGCTAAGGATGCAATCAATAGTAGCATTAGACTTATTCTACAGACGGGTCAAGAGTGGCCCTTCCTCAAGACTACCTACACACAAACTTTAGCAGCAGGTACACGTCAGTACAGTTTTCCTGCAGACTACTCCAGTGTAGACTGGGATACTTTCTACATTAAAAAGCTTGAGTCAGAGCAGAACGGTCCTCGCCGCTTGAAGACTATCTCCTACGAAGACTACATTCAGAACTATAGATCTTCTGACGATAGCGGTGATACAGTAAACGGGGAGTCTGCTCCCTCTGTTGTGTATCAGACTTATGGGGAGAAGTTTGGTGTAACTCCTGTACCCAATGCTGCGTATGAGATTGAGTACGTCTACTGGTCTTTCCCTTCTGACCTTACATTATACAATGACGTAGCAGTTATACCAGATCGTTTTAAGCACGTATTGATTGATGGTGCTATGATGTTTATGATGCGCTTCCGTAGCAATGAACAGAGCGCAGCCATGCACCAGAATAACTTTGAAGATGGAATTAAGTCTATGCGCCGTGTATTGATGGATGATGCTATTGAGATCCGCTCTACAGTAGTTACACGAGGTAGTACATCTTCTTTTAGTGGCGGTTACTAATGGCTGATAATCTAGCATCCTTTAAGCTTTTTTCTCAGGGTGGACTAAACCTCAATAGGGATGTTTTGTCTCAAGGCGAAACACAGCCAGGTTCTGCTATATCACTAGTAAACTATGAACCTGCTGTAACAGGTGGCTATCGTAAGATTAGTGGTTTTAGTAATTACTATGGCACTGTCCCTGGTACAGGTAAAGTATTAGGAGTTTGTGTTGCTAATGGTGTAAACGATGGTATCCTTGCTTGCCGTACACCTTCTAGTGGCAACAACTACCTTCACTACTGGGATGATTCTACGTCAGCTTGGGTTGCAGTAACTACATCAGGTAGCCCTACAATGACAGGGGTTTCTAAGGTACGGTTTAGACGTTATAACTGGGGCAGTCCTAAAGTAGTTATTACAGATAGTATTAACCCTGCAGCTACTTACGATGGTACTACTTATACTCAGATTACACACGCAGATGCGCCCACCGCACCTAAGAACGCATCTATCTTCCAGAACCACTTGTTTCTATCGGGAGACCCTAGTGAGGATACCAATCTTTATTTTAGCGCTCCCTATAACGAAAATAGTTTTGCTGCTGCAGAGGGTTCTGGTGTTATCAATGTAGGCTTCCCTATTGTATCTACTAAAGCTTTTCGTGACCAATTATATATCTTTGGTGTCAATAACATCAAAAAGTTAGTAGGTAACAACATAGCTAACTTTGTGTTAGAGAGTGTTACAGATGATCTTGGATGCCTAGCTGCAGATAGTGTTGTTGAGATAGGTGGTGACGTATACTTCTTATCACAAGACGGTTACCGTCCTATCAGTGGCACTAGTAAGATTGGCGATGTTAATCTAGAATCTATCTCTAAAAACATTCAATCCTTCATCACAGACGTTATTTTTAATAATGACTTAGAGGACATTTCCTCTGTTGTAATTAGAAAAAAATCACAGTTTAGACTTTTTTATAATGTATCTGATGCAGGTGGATTAATTGGGGGTCTCAGACAGACACCTCAAGGTATGGGCTTTGAGTTTGGTCAGTTGCTAGGTATAGCTGCAACTTGCGCAGATAGTGGTTATATAGACAAAGAAGAATATGTAATACACGGTGACAGTAATGGTAAGGTGCATAAACAGGAAGATGGTACTGATTTTGATGGGGAAAACATTATAAGTCTATATCAAACACCTTTTCTTCATATGCAGGACCCTGAACAACGTAAGATTATACACACTGTTTCTACGTATCTAAGGTCTGAAGGTGTAAATGAAATAGTTATGTCAGTAATATATGATTACGATGACACTAGTATTTTAAACCCTACAAACTATTCTTTGTCCACAGAAGATGCAGCTTCTTTTTACAATGAAGCCCTCTATGATGATAGCTCTACCGTATGGAGTGGTAACCCTTCTCCGGTACAAAGGGTAAATGTTTCAGGTTCAGGTAAATCTGTTTCTTTTAGGTACGTAACAAATGACTCAAATGCATCGCACAGCGTACAAGGTATAGTTGTGACTTTCGGAGTAGGAGATAGACTTTAAATGGCTGGTTATACAAGACAAAGTGCCGCTGACATCGTTGCTGGACAGGTTATTAAAGCTGCTCCAGTACATAATGAATTTCAACAGGTACAGACTGCATTTGCATCACTAACAGGGCATAAGCACGATGGAAGTACTGGAGAGGGTGGTTATGTACCTCTTATTGCTGATGTAGATGCTCTTAATAAAGTTGTTGTTGATACAGCTAATAACAGAGTTAGCTTTTATACGGAAGTTAGTGGAGTTGCTACAGAGCAGCTTCGCATTCAGGATGGTGCAGTTGTACCTGTAGCGGATGACGATATAGACCTTGGAGCTTCTGGTGCTGAGTTTAAAGACTTATACATTGATGGAATTGGCTATATTGATTCTGTAGTTATTACAGGTGGTACTATTGATAATACAGTTATCGGAGGCACTACTCCTGCTGCTGCTGACTTTACTACAATGGACACCACGGGTAACGCATCTGTAGGTGGTACTTTTGATGTGACTGGTACGTCTACCTTCACAGGTGCTATCTCTGCAGGTAGCCTTACTACAACAGGTAACTCTACCCACGCTACTGTAGACATCAACGGAGGTGCTATTGATGGCGCTATTATTGGTGCATCTAGTGCTGCTGCTGGTAGCTTTACAACTGTATCGACATCTGGGCAAGCTACACTGGCAACTGCTGATATTAATGGCGGTACTATTGATGGTTCAGTTATTGGTGGTACAACTCCACAGGCTGTAACAGGTACGACAATCACAGCTAACACAGGCTTTAGTGGTGCGCTTACGGGTAACGTCACAGGTAATGTAACAGGTAATCTTACAGGTGATGTAACTGGGGATGTAACAGGGGATCTGACAGGGAATGTTACAGCTTCTTCAGGTACAACAACTCTGAATGACCTTGTAGTCAATGGCACTGTAGACTTCACAAGCACAGCATTGCTTAATGTAAGTGATCCTACAGCAGATCAACACGCAGCCACAAAAATATACACAGACACAGCGGATGCGCTGAAGCTGGACAAAGCTGGCGGTACGATGTCTGGTGACATCACTATGGGTGGTAATACAGTTACTGGCCTTGGTACGCCCAGCGCCTCTTCTGATGCTGTGAGCAAGTCCTACTCTGATACGGCTGATGCATTAAAGCTCAACTTATCTGGTGGCACTATGTCTGGTGCTATCGCTATGGGTGGCAGTAAAATTACTGGCCTTGGCACACCTTCGGCTGACTCAGATGCCGCCACAAAAGGCTTTGTTGATACAAGTATTGCCAGCGTAATTGATGCTGCTCCTGCTGCCCTTGATACACTTAACGAACTGGCTGCTGCGCTGGGCGATGATGCTAGCTTCTCTACCACTGTAACAAACAGTATTGCGACTAAGCTACCTCTTGCTGGTGGTACAATGACAGGTGACGTTACCCTGGGGGCAAATAAAGCTACATCCACCGCCACGCCTGCAACAGACGATACTCTAACCCGCAAAGGTTACGTTGATGACCAAGATGCAACCAAGCTAGACCTAGCTGGTGGCACAATGACTGGCGACATCACTATGGGCGCTAACGCAGTTACATCGACTGCAGCACCTACTACAGATGATGAACTTACTCGTAAAGGTTATGTAGACACGCAAGATGCACTCAAGCTAAACCTGTCTGGTGGAACCATGTCGGGTGCTATTGCTATGGGTACATCTAAGGTTACTGGCTTGGGTGATCCAACAGCTAACCAAGATGCAGCTACTAAATTGTACACTGACACACAGGATGCTACTAAGCTCAATCTGTCTGGTGGTACTCTCAGTGGCGCTCTAGATATGGGCGCTAACAAGATCACTACAACGTATACACCTACTAACAACGCTGATCTCACTACTAAGACTTACGTTGATGGCATTTTGGGTTCAGCTACCAGTTCAGCTGCTAGTGCCGCTGCCGCTGCTACATCTGAGACGAATGCTGCAACCAGTGAGACTAACGCAGGTAACTCTGCCGCTGCAGCCGCTGCGTCTTATGATGATTTCGATGATCGCTACCTTGGCGCTAAGTCTTCTGACCCCTCTGTAGATAATGACGGTGATGCATTAGTAACAGGTGCTTTGTATTGGAACTCTACAAGTGATGAACTGTACGTCTGGGATGGTAGCAACTGGCAGCAGGGTAGCTTCACTGCAGGCTCACTCTTAGCAAATGTTATTGAAGACACTACACCACAGCTAGGCGGTGACTTAGATTTAAACAATCAAAACATTACAGGTACGGGTAATATAACTCTTACTGGTACTGTTGATGGACGTGATGTATCTGCAGATGGCAGTAAGTTAGATACTGTTGAAACTAATGCTGATGTAACTGATACTGCCAATGTTACTGCTGCAGGTGCATTGATGGATAGCGAGGTAACAAACCTCGATCAAGTAAAAACATTTAGTTCATCAGACTATGCTACAGCTGCTCAAGGCTCGACTGCTGACGCTGCACTGCCTAAAGCTGGCGGCACTATGACAGGTAATCTGATCCTGAATGCAGATCCTACGACTTCACTTGGGGCTGCGACAAAAGAGTACGTTGATACGATTGCTGCTGCAGGTTTGCACTACCATGATCCAGTACGTGTTGAAAAAGAGGGCAACCTCAATGTCACGTATAACAACGGTACTGCGGGTGTAGGTGCTACACTTACTAATGCTGGTACACAAGCTGCACTAGTCATTGATGGTGTGACTATGGTAGTTAATGATCGTGTGCTGATTTATGAACAATCAGACGCTACACAGAACGGTGTATACACTGTAACCAATGTAGGTTCAGGTAGCACTAACTGGGTACTGACCCGTTCTACTGACACAGATAGCTATGCCCCATCTGACCCTAACTCGTTTGGTAAGGGTGATGCATTCTTCGTACTAGAAGGTGCTGCAGGTGCAGGTGAACTATACGTGATGAACACTGAGGGTACTATTACCTTTGGTACAACTAATATTACATTTACACAGGTAGCTTCTACTGCTGTATATAGTGCTGGCACAGATATAACTTTAAGTGGCACTACGTTTAACCTTGACTCTACTATTGCAGCAGATACTACAGGTAATGCAGCTACAGCTACAGCCCTTGAGACCACACGTAATATTGCTGTCACTGGCGCTGTTACAGGTAATGCCAACTTTGATGGCTCTGGTAATATCAGTATTGCTACTACAGCTACATCTGATCCTACAGTCACGTTGACAGGCGCTGTTACTGGCTCTGGCACAATGACCAACCTTGGAAATGTGTCCATTGCTACGACAGCCACGGCTGACCCAACGCTGACGCTTTCTGGTGATGCTTCTGGTAGTGCTACATTTACAAACCTTGGCAATGCTACACTTACTGTTACTGTAGCTAATGATAGTCACACGCATGATGGTCGTTACTACACTGAGAGTGAAGCTGATAGTCGCTTTGTGAATGCCACTGGCGATACTATAACTGGCGACACAACTTTCACCGCCTCTAGCTTTTGGGCAGTAAGTGCATCAGATAATGCACTACAGAGAGCAGATGCTCGTGACGATGCAACAAACTTCTCAAGGCTTCATTGGTACGGTCAAAGTGACGCTGGCGTGACTTCTAACTTTCGACATGCTTGGTATGATGGCTCAGCTTATGTAAACGTTGATGTTAGTGGTGGTGGTGTTGACTTTGGTGGCTCTGCTACGCATATGACTATAGGCGGTAACACAGTCTGGCACGCTGGCAATGACGGCTCTGGCTCTGGCCTAGATGCTGACCTGTTGGATGGATATAACTCTAGTCAATCTGAAAGCTCCAACACGGTAGCTGTTCGCAACCCCAGTGGCTACCTGTTCTCCAGCTACTTCAACGGCTCTGGCACGTTTGCCACCAGCGCAAATAACTCTGGCATGGGTCGTTTTACTGGTACTAATGGCGTTGACACATATGGTCGTTCGTACACAGCAGCAGCTGCTAGAGCATTACTGAATGTAGCAGATGGGGCAAATAACATCACAAATAACAATCAGTTAAGCAACGGCGCTGGTTACGCAACTACGTCATATGTCAATACAGCGGTCGCTTCGGCTGGTGGTGGAACTGCCTTTAGCGCCTTTTAGGAGAAAGAAAAAATGGGAAGAAATATAAAACACTACATTGGGACTTACTTTGCCCCGACAAATGCTTGGTATGGCAATCAGTCAACAGGATATACTGTTCCATCAGGTAAAGTTGCTAGGATTGGCTTTAACGTCATGGCTGTTGGAGGGACCCCCACTAACACTAGCACCAATCGAAATAACGTATCAGGGTTCTATGCGGGGTCTGCTGGTTCAACTTCTACAGGCAGCAACACTAATAGATTTTTGCTGGCGCATACACATACTACAGCTTCCAGCAATGGAGCGTCAGGCATAGGAATGACATTAACTTATGATGCAGCCAACGGACAACACAGATGGTCTGCGCCATCGCTTGCAGACAAAACGCCGCAAATGTGGATTGGCGACAACCATAGAGAACGATATACAGTTAGAAATAATAACGAGTGGTATTATAATAATTTTTACTACGTCACTAATAATTCAAATGGTTTGGGTTTTACTAGCTGGGGCACTAGAGAAAACTCCGTGATTAAATATCAATTACAACACTTCGCACCAGCTTATAAAGTCTATCAAAATAACACCACCGAAACCACTGCTAGGCAAGGTGGGCTTATAGAAGGGACTACGACTAATGGCCCAGCCCATGCGTTTGCCGGTGAAACTATCTATGTTTTTGATTTTAATCCTGGGGATGGTTATAACAATGCAGCGTATCGAAACTGGCAGAAGGCAGCATGGTCGATGTTCATCATAGAAGAAGATGCATAAAGGAATAGAACAATGAAAGTAAAATTTTTTGATGCCACAACAGGCGTGGAAATTGGTGATGTAATTCTGGCTGTTCAAGACGAGGCTACCTTTGATGCCTCTGCTCATTCTGGCGCAAGCTCAGTAGCTGCTATAAGCGAGGAAGATGCCTTAGAAATTCTTGTAGATGGCGATACGCACATACTTGATATTACAAACGAGCCAACCATCTTAGACAATCAAGTTGCGCAAATATCAGGCTACGAACCAAAAACAGGTGGCGGCTATCAAGCTACATGGTTTGTAGACACACTAATCACGCCAGAAGCAGACCCTGAGTAATAATGACCACCCAAGACGGCTGGCACATAAGCCGAAGTATAAGTGAGTAGAAGTATGGACAATATTAAACTTCCTATTGCTCTTGTGTTAGCTATGGCTGTACAGCTTGCAGGTGGTGTATGGTGGGTTTCTCAACAGGCATCTACCATCTCTAACCTAGAAGAGACTGTTAGTCAGCTAGGCTCACGTATGGCTATTGAAGAAAACATTAACCTTAAGCGTGACGTTGAAGGCAATAACGTAGAGATACAGTACATATGGACTGACATAGAAGATCTATGGGATGAGCTTGCAGGTATGACTCTAGCTATTGGTGAGATTAATAAGATAAAACAACGTGTAGCTGTTATGGAAAACGAACTGAAGTACATCAACCGTGACCACATGGATATGACTAAGTAAGATGATTGATCCATTTACAGCTATGGCGGCTGCTACTACAGCGTACAATGGTATCAAGAAAGCTGTATCTGTAGGCCGTGAAATCAGTGGTATGGCAGGTGCAGTATCCCAATGGTCTAAAGCTGTAAGTGACCTAGACTTCTTGGAGGAAAAAGCTAAGAACCCTCCGATGTACAAGATGTTTAATGACAACCAAGCTACTGCATTAGACATATGGTCACAGAAACAGAAGCTCAAAGAGATGCGAGAAGAGCTTAAGGCACATATCTCTTGGACGTATGGCCCTAGTGCATGGGACGAAATAGTACGGATAGAAGCACAGCAACGTAAAGAACAACGTGAGCTAGTCTATAAGAAGCAAGAGTTTATAGACAAATGTATTAACTGGGCTGTAGGTATTGCAGTAGCACTGGCAGGTGCAGGAGCTTTAATAGTAGGAATGTACTTCTTAGGTGTTAAACAAGGTAAGTGGTAAGCCTTGACAAGTCCACCAATAAATGTTATAACTTAACTATCCTTTATCCAATAACTACAGGCGGTAAAGCACATGGGTCAAACCATAATAACTCCAGAAGAACTAGAAGAAATGCTTGACCGTGCTGCTCGTAAAGGGGCTAAGGAGGCACTGGCTTCTATTGGCTTGCTTGATGACTCTGCTCAGAAAGATATAGTTGAGATGCGTAGCTTGTTAGAGGCTTGGCGTGATACACGTAAGTCTATCTGGACAACAGCAATAAAAGTAACCACTGTCGCCGTACTGACGTTTATCGCAGGCGCAGTATATATGACAATGGATAAGTGAAGGTAGAACAAGATGGCGCTTAATAAATATGGCATAGAGATTCCTAATCGTGCAGACTATGGGAGCATGGACACTTACATGTTGGCTGTCTCTGATGTTGCAGCTAAAACTAGGAAAGCTGCTGCAAAGGCGGCTCAAGATGCTGCTGCTAAAGAAGCTTCTTCTCCGGGGCGTTACAATGTTGCTGAAGCTGAACAGGCCGCTGGTGTTATCAATTCAGATGCAAGAGTGAACCCTTTAAAGCCAAGTGTGCGTGAGTTTATGGCCGCTACGGGGGCATCCTCTGGAGAAGCCAGTACAATTCTGTATGGTACTATAGGTGCTAACGAGGATACACGTGACTGGGGTGCTATTATGGCATCTGGAGATCCTGTAGAGGCAGCTATACAAGGTAACTTTGAACAGTATAGTAGTGGGGCAGCTACCGCTAATACTGACAAGTCTAAGTACCCTACCTTTGAGAATCCTGATGGGACTAAAGCAGGTATTGTTGAGACAGATACAGGCTTTGCTCTTGTAGCTTCTGATGGTACACCTCTTAGGGTAGGATTTAATAGCCTAGAAAAAGCACTAGAGCAAGGTAAGTACTTTGGTATTACGGACTTCTTAGGTAAAGCCAAGGAAAAGATCCTAGAAGAAGAAACCCCTGTAGTTGAAACCCCTGTAGTTGAAACCCCTGTATATCCTTCAACGCCTATCCCTACAGTAGGGGCTGGTCAAGTTGCAACCGTAGCCTCTGTCCCTCAAACAGTAACACAACAAGTCACACCTCCTAGCTATTACAACCAACCTCAGATTACAGCTAATACATCTATCAGCAACGAACAAGCTGGTACTTTCAGTAAGAATCTTCAGACTGCAGGGCTTAGTGCTATACCCCAACAAGTAACGTACAAGACACACTACGCTGGTACACCTGGCTTAGTTGATCCTACTTTGTATGCACCCATAGGCGGTGGTACTGGCGTTCAGCAGGTTATCTATGAGAACAACTTAGGTCAACGTATGACCGTTACAGAGATGAACGGTACTCCCACTACTTATGTACCACCAGGCTTTGTACGTAAAGGCACTATGCAAGAGATAGCTCAACAGCAACAACAGCAAGCTACAGGCTTGGCTCAAGGTGGTACTGTACGTGGTTATGCTAGTGGTGGTGATGTAGCTCTTATCAAGCTAGCTCAGATGAATGGTATGCAAGGCGATGACATAGATACTGCTCGTGCGTTTATGAATGCCTCAGAAGGACTACGCAAGAAAGTTCAAGCTATGGGTGATCTTATGAACCGTGGCGGCTTGGCTATGGCTCAGGGTGGTAGTGTACCTAACCAAGCTATGATTGCAGGTCAACCTCACCGTCTTGCTTATGTCAACCCTCAAGAAGAGGCTATGATGAAAGCCGCTGGTGGTGCAGGTGTGCCTTCTTATGGTGGTATCCCCGCTTATGTTCAGGTTGTAAACCCCGGCCCTGCTTCAGGTGTGCCTATAACAATGGCTGACCCAGCTGCATTCACTGTTGGGCCTGCTTCAGAAGCAGGGGCAGGAGCTACCGTTACTGATCCCGCAACAGGTACTGTTTATACTTCGAATGGGACTTCTTGGGACATTACAAGCTCATCAGGCGAAAGCTTAGGGACCACAGGGGGTATGGGCGTAGGAGAGGTAACACAAGACCCCTTTATTGCACAGCAAGCACAGCGCACTCAGAACTTAATCACTCAGACTATGCAACCTACCCAAGCGCCTGTGTCTTACATTCAACCTCAAGCTGCAGACTTTGTACCCGTAGACGCTGGACAAGCTACCCCTATTGCACCCTTTGCTGAGGCTGCTACAGTGGGAACTGTACAACAAGCTAACCAACAAAGTACACCTGATGCACAGACCTATGACTTCACACCAGCTTATTCACAAGTACAAGCTGAGACTGCTGGGCTTCAAGCTGAACAGGGTGTTGTATCGGATCAAGCACAAGTAACAGCACAACAACAGACTACCTCAGCTGTAACTGGTATGACTGGCGCAACAGGTGTATCTACTGACGTTGTAGCTCCTGCCCCTAGAGATCTACAGACAGGTGAACTTATTGATCCTGTAGCTAATGCAGCTAGTGCTGCTGCCTTCACTGAGCAAGTCCAAGCTGCAACTGCAACGCCCAGCGCAAAGGCTACTGTACAGGGACAACTAGAAGGTCTTATGCAGCAGTTCGAGGGTGGCGAAACACCTGCATGGGCTGCTGGCTCTATGCGTACAGCTATGTCTACATTGGCAGAACGTGGCTTGGGAGCGTCTAGCTTAGCTGGTCAGGCTGTTATTCAAGCTACAATGGAAGCTGCACTACCTATTGCTCAGATGGATGCTCAAGTACAGGCTCAGTTTGAATCCCAGAACTTGACAAACCGTCAGCAACGTGCTATGCTCTCTGCACAACAACGTGCTACCTTCCTAGGTATGGAGTTTGACCAAGCGTTCCAAGCACGAGTACAGAACTCAGCACGTATTGGTGACATAGCTAACATGAACTTCTCAGCTGAGCAGAACATTGCTCTTGAGAATGCACGTGCAGCTAATAC